TTGACACAAAAAGCTAGTAAACACATCAATATTATAAGCATTCCTGTGAATCTGTAATTCATAACTATACCTCATTTTTCGTTTTCATAAGTCATGTCGGTAGCATGATCTTTTTCTTTTTTATATTCTCTTTTACATTGACAATTATCACAAACACAAATTCCATATTCATCTGCATGAAGGTCTCCATTGCAGTGGCAATTGTGATTACATTTTTTACATTTACTCATCTTTTTCCTCAATGTTATAGAAGAATTTATCGGTATCTTCTGTTTTCCATTTACCTGTATCCTCAACATTCCAATCACTTGTTTGTACTTTCCAGTCAGGAGTTTCGTCTCTAACTGTGAATGATGGAATACTCCATATGATACGATTGTTTGGCTGTGCCGCATAGTTGCCATTATCTAACGCAAGTATGTGTGCGCACTTATGTTCGTGCGAAATTTCAGAATGATCTGTGTCGACTATATTACTCTCTGGATGTGCCCAGTCAACAGTAAATAAATATTTTCCAGGATGTGTTTGCTTATCTTTACCAAAATATTTGCCGCACTGTCCATCTAGAATATCATAAGAAGTGACAGCAGGATAATAGCTAAAACAATTCCATAACTGAAGTTCATCAAGTCTATGTTTAGGAACATCTTCCGGTCTAAAACCTCTCTGTATGAAGGCAGATATCGGGAGACGATAAAAGATAGCCCCATTCTCCATAATTGCATGGAATAAAATAGGGCGACCTGTAATAGAGCTAAGACCAAAGATAATACAGTCTTCAACTTCTCCGTGATGTTCTTTAAGATCATAAAGATATTCTCTTCTTATCTGCGCATACGTGACTGGTATATTTGCATTAAGATAAGCCATTCATGTTTACTAGTTAGTAATTAAATGTACTACTATAATTACAGCAACCACAACTACAGCCGTAGCTTTTTTGTTGCCTACTGCTAAATTCCATATTCTTTTAGCTTCGCTTATTACTTTTTCCATAGTTTCCTCCTCTTTTATTTTTATTTTATTGTACCCCAATTTGGCCCGGATTCATAGTCTACTTTATTAGGAACTTCAAGTGAAACTGCACCTTCCATTATTTCTTTTATTTTATCTGCATTACCATCCACTGATATATCTAATTCATCATGTACTTGTATGTGTGGTGTAATTCCTTCTTTATAAAGTTCTAACATTGCTTTCTTTGTCATGTCTGCCGCACTTCCTTGAATCAATTTATTTAAAGCTTTGTAAGTGTAAGCTCTTTTGATCCCTGGTCCGTGTTCCGCGAGCGCTGCTTCGTGTGACAAGGCTTTATGAATTCCAAACTGATTTGGTTCCCATAGATGGAACCTACACAAACGACCTAGTAAAGTTCTAATCTTACCAGAGTCCTGGGCTCTATACATTACATTGTCCATCAACTGTTTTACAAATGGAACTTTGTTATGATATTGTTTAAAAAGATCTTCAGCTTTTTCTTTAGAGACTCCAAGTTCAGCTTGTAATTTATTTTTTCCCATACCATAGAACAGACCAAGGTTTATAGTCTTGGCCTGAGTTCTAGGTATCTCTGCCATGTCTGCAACGATAGTATGAAAGTCGGCATCGCCCTCATTATACGAGTCCAATACTTCGTTCACTCCATAGAGATTCTGTAAAGCGGCATAATGCACTACCAACCTAGGCTCTTGCTGAGAATAGTCAAAACAACCCCATGTATGGCCTTCCTCGGGTATAAA